AGTCGTTGCATTTCCAGCTGCTCTTACTTGGTTAGTTAATAAAGTAGACTCGATGTCTCTTTTTAACTCTTTGGATTTTTTTGCTATTTGGTATGCAAGTTCACTTGCTCTACCAGCTTTATCAACTGATTCTTGAGTACCAGTTATTACAACAGTTTTATCCATAATTTGTGTATAATTACCGATTCTTACTGTTGGTACTACTGCGTCAAGTCCTGCTTCATCGCCTTCTATAACTTTATTAGAAGTTGAGGCAGCGGCTAAAGCATCAGTTTGCCATTCGTGGAATGTATTTTTTACTTGTTCTCTCGCAGCTGAACTCATAAATGGAGTTTCAGTTGGAGAAATAGAGTAAATAACATCCTGTAGATCTTCTCTAATACCTACTGAATCGTAAGTATCAAAGGTGTTTGTTGGTTGTGCCATGTTATTTTTCCTTTATTTTTTTGAGATTATTTCAAGAATAGCAGATTGAGCATCCTGAATTTTTCCAGTACGTTTCAATCTACCAAGTTTTTGTGTTACAGCATCACGTCTACCACTATCTCCTTTGGAGATTCCTGATTTAATAACTTTAGGAGCAGTTACTACTTTCTTAGAAGTAACAGGCTTTTGTCCTTTATAGTTTTTATATTCCATTGCATCTTTAACTACCATAAGAAACCTATGGTCAGCTAAACTTCCAATTTCACTATCTGTAAATCCATAGTCAGATAAAGTTGTCTTTAACTGAGTTTTGAAAGTTGTAGCTTTATTTGGATCGGCATACTCTGGGATTTTAGTAGCAGCTAGTCTTTTTTGTTCTGTAAGATATTCGTTGAATTGCTGTGACTTAATTTTATCAGCTTGTGATTTTAAATTATTAAGATGATCTTTTTGTTGTCTCATTTGAAAATCAGCTTTCGCAGCCGCAACTGGATCTTCTTCATATAATTTCGGAAGATCTATCTCACTAGAAGATTGACTGACGTAAGCATTAGCTGTGCCAATTAAATCATTTAGTTCTTTTAAACGTGAATCGTAAGTTTGACTAAAACTATGCTTTTGTTCTTCAAGAGTTTTTTTATCTTGAGATAAGGCATGAGTCTTTTGTCGGTAATCGGAGTCTCTTGAATAACCTGCTTTAAGTTCATCCAGGCTGACCTCTAACTCTTGACCTTGTACTTTGACTCGGTGGAGTGAAGGTTTTGGACTTTCTTGAATTTCAGTTGCTTCAGTCTCGATTGTATTATTTTCAGAACTTATAGCTTCATCTGTAACTTCCTCAGTCGGAGTTTGGTTACTTTCTTCTGCAACAACAGGTTCTTGAGTTTTAACTTCTTCAGTTTTAACTTCTTGTTCCTGTGGTTGTTCTGATGGTTCTTCAGATTTTTTGTTGTTTTCTGTTTGTCCTTTATCAGGATTCAGTAATCCAATTATTTTATCTTGTGCACCTTTAATGGAATTATCCATAATTGCTCCTTGTTTGGGTTGATCGCTTCCGATATTGGATTGGCGAGAAGGCTTCTAATTACTTAGTTAAGCCCTGTAGTTCATCTAGCTCTTTTGAAGCTAGAGTTCCAGATACCATAATGGACTCTAAATGACCTTTAATTTTATCAATCATATTATGAGCCATCCAAAGAACTTGTCTTTGGGTATGGTCGCTGTAAGAAGTATTAAAAATCTCAGCTTGATACTGATCTTTTAAATTTTTAAATGCTTCCTTCATCAGGGGTTCCTCCAGCAGTAGCTTTGCTTTGTTCCCCTCCGAAATTTGTTTTGTTAGATCCTTTGTCATTAAAAAACTTTTGTTGACCTTTCATTATCTCTTTAAATATTTCACCTGATTGTTTAACTTGAGTTGATTGTACCATAGATTTGTTCTTTAATTCAAGCTCATTTATCTTAGTACCATACTTAAGTTCCATTTCTTTAATTGCAAGTTCAAACTCTAATAATTTTTGTCTCATATCAGCTTCAGATTTTTTCATTGAAACTTGAGCATTAAGAACAGCTCTTTCATTTTCTCCTTGTACTTGAGCTAATGAAACTTTTTCAAACTCAGTTGGTGGAGGTGGTGGAATTGGTGGCATTGATGCCGCACCTACTACAGGATCCATAAAGAATGGTTCTGCACTACCTAAACCAGCATTTTCAACTAATTTTTCTAATGTAGAATAAATGTTTTTAAGATTAACAACTGGTCCATGATGATTGCCTTGTAATTGAATGGCTTGTAGTTGTTTTTGTAAAATTGAATTTAATAGTATTAGTTGTTGTTCTTTAGAACCAGTACCTAATCCTACTTTAACAGATAAGTTAACTCTATCTCTCCATTCATATGGAGTCATAGGTACAAACTCACCTCTTATTCTAAGTAATTTTTCTTTTTGTTGATATTTGCAAAGTAGTTCAAATATTTTAATTCCTAAATCTTTAATACCAGTTTCAGCAAAAGTTCTAGCAATCAATTCCATTCTCATTTGAGATTGAGTTAATACTTGATTCATTCCTGTTGCCGTATCAGTATTTAATGAATCTGATGATAAACCTTGAGAAGCTTTAGTTACACCTGATCTTGATTCTATAACAGAATCTAAATAACCAAGTAGCCCAGAAGCTTGTTCTGTAATTGGTTGAGCTGTCATGACTTGCATAACATTAGCAGGTGGTTGTTTAGTTCTTACAATACCTCCTGGTCTATTTGTTAATAGATCATCAATAGCAACTTGTCCGTCTTGAATAGCAATTCTATTATTATTTGTCAGATACATGTTATCTAACATTTGTCTCATAACAGTAGATTTAATTAATTGTATATCTTCAATAAGTTCAGATACAGATCTACCATAAAATCTGTGAGGCATAATAATTGGAGTCATTGAAACAAAAGGTATTGAATCTACTTCATCCATTCCTAATATTTTATAAGCACCAATTCCGCCTAAACAAACTTTATATAATTCTGATTTACCATCTTCATTAGCATCCATTCTAATATAACATTCATGGACTAATACTTCTTCTGAAGACTCATCACCTTTATCTTGTGGAGATGAAAAGTCTACTCCTTGATGTCTAACTTGTCTATCTTCTAAATAATATTCTGAATCACCAGTTGATAATTTATCTACAACGTCTTTATCATAACCCATTTCAACTAATTGAGTTCTACTCATAAGAGTTCTATGACAAACAAAATTTGCTGTGTCTATTGATTTAGCTCTACGTTCAATTAGAAATTCTTCAGGTGGTACACCTTCAATTTTAACTTGACCATATGATTCTGTTTTATAAATAACAACATCATGATAAGTTATTTTATCTATACTTTGATTAGCACTATCTTTTAAATCTTCTTTATATTCTTTATGTTTGCCAACAGAAACTTCATCATCTGCTATTAAAATATTATATTCATCATCAGTTAATTTATGATATTCTTCACGAGTAGTTTTTTCTGAATCATCCCAATAAATTTTTAAGATACCATTCTTTTGAATTAAAGCATCTTTGAATGCTGTATATAAAGCAGTAAATCCTCTGTTTTCTTTATAGAAAGTATGGTTAATATAATCTGTTGCTTGTTTAGCAACTCTCTCATCTTCTGGTCCAACAGGTTCGCAATGAAATACATTGTCTCCTGCTGTAAATATTTTCATTAAAGAAGGCATTAAAGATTCAACAGTATCAGAAACATCTGTACTGATAACTTGTGATCTACCTTCTTGTTCATTACCAAAAGGTTTTCCTAAATAATATTCTAAGGATTTTTTTCTTCTAGTAACAATTTCACCACCTATATAACCTGATGATGCTCTTATCTCACTATTTAATAGTGATAAAATTTCTGAATCTGATTTCATATTATGTATTTACTATCTATATTAATTGGTTTTGTCCACTCTGAAACATCGATTGGATCGTGAACACATCCATATCTAAAAGCATCGGCTGCGTGTGAGCACCAATCATGGAGTGGTTTATTTTTAAAAACTTGGTTTTTTTCATCCCATTGTTTTCTATATTGTCTTAACGCATCTAAGCCTAATTTACATTTTTCTCTATCAAAGTAGCAATGTGGTAACGTATTTCTAACAGACTCAATACCATGATCAACTTCTAATTTAGGAGCTACCTCGAAGTCTATACCTAAATCTTGTGAAACTTCAAGTCTTGATTTACCTGTACCAAGTTCTCTTGCTTGAATATCATGTGGTGCAATGTGTCTTTCGTAAGCGTAATTTTTTTTTTCTAAAACATCTGCATAATGTGCTAAGCTTTCGCCAGAGTTTTCGTAGTAATCTATTAGATGAATTTCTTCACCAACTCTTTGTGCAAACCATATTGCAGTTGAATCTCCTATACCTAAATCCCACCATGTTTCTACTCCAACATGTTCGTCTATAGATACGTTAGTAATTCTTTTATCTTTATCTGCTTTAGTAATTAATTTACCGAAGTAACTTCCACTAACAGCAGCAGTAAATGAACATTCAAATTCTTGTTCATATTGCTCGTCAGTCATTATTGACTTGGCTTCTTGTAATTCTTCTACAGGAATAACTTTAGTATCAGAAGCTCGGTACATTCTACCGAACCAATCTTTATTATCTCTTAATGCGTAATCGTAAACTTCCCAAAACTGATTATGACCCATTGGGGTTCCAATAAATATAACCCATCCTAGTGTATCAGCAACTGCTGGTCGTATAATTTCTGTCCAGGTACGAGGTGCCATTAAAGCAAACTCATCCATAACAACTCCATCAAATCCCATTCCTCGTAATGAGTCTGGATTATCAGCTCCGAAGATTTGGATCATGGATCCGTTAAATAAATCTATTTTTAATTCTGTTTCGTTTTTAGCACCACCAAGATGCATCAATGGTTTGGTATAAAATTTTAAATATTCCCAAGCTATAGATTTACCTTGTCTATATGTAGGAGCTATAAAAGCACATTTAGATCTTGGTTTAGATATAGCTGTTTTAATTAATTCATTAATAGACATTACGCTTTTTCCGAAACGTCTATGACAAACTAATACATTAAATCTTTTAAGACTATCGTGTACTTGTCGTTGTAGTGGTCTAGGTGAATAAGGGATAGAAATATTTTTTACTTTTTCTTTTTCTTTTTCCTTATTCGTCTCCCCACTTGATATTGATTTTAATAGGTCCATCAGATCCAAGTTTTGTAGTATTCGTAGCTAATTTTGAATGCACATAAGGTGCAGCTTTTTCTGCAGCCATCATCTTTCTTTCAGGAGATGACATAGGGTTATTTAAAATAGATAAAAGATAATCTAATGGAGAATGATTATACTTAATTGCTAGATCGTCAAGCATTTTCCACTTAGCTTTTGTAGTAGATCCTTT